TCGGTGTGTCTACGGTGAATCCAAGCTCAAAAAATAACCTTTCGCCAACCCTGTAATATCTGGCAAATATTTCTGTAAAAGTGTATTCTGCACCGCTGCCTCCCAAACTCGCGAATAACCTTATCGGAAAATCCGTTTCTACAGGAGACGTGCTTAACGCAGAACCAACCTTATAACCACCTAATATTCCAAAAGGAGTTACCGCGAATAATTTCTGTGTTGATTTTGAAAAGACCCATCTGTTTTTTGGTATTATGTCATTAATAGCTATTTCTGTATTAACCACGTATTCCAAAGACCCCTGCGCTAACTGCCATACTTTTGGTGCTTCACGATCTACAATATCAACGAATTGGAGGGAAAAACCATCAAAATCTATGTTGTTTATAAGCGCGTTTTGTTGAGATGAAGCTGAAAAACCTATGGATGCGCCATCCATAAATACATCCAACTTCGCGTTTTGTGTAAGGTCAACGGTAAGCGTACTATTTGTATTTAAGGTTGCGCTTCCGAAATCGCTACATTTTACTGTTATTATATTTTCAACTCTTTCAACCGAAACGCGCGTAGAACCAACCGCATTCCATCCACCTTTGATTCCCGCTACAAGCGTGCTTCCGTTAGCTATTAATTCTTGTGAGTCCTGGAAATAATCAAGGTATATGCCGTACCCGACTATACCTGGAAAAATACTGCCGCCCGTGTTTGGTGTTCGAATAACACTTAATGTTCGTTCAATGCCTTGCGAATCTTTTGAAAATGCTATGATTATACCTATAAGATCGTCGTCTGGATTGTCGCTGCTAAGTGTTGCTGCTAGATTGTAATTTCTATACTTTGTGGGAGAAACAAAACCTGTGTATGGAGTAAAATTTGAACCAAGCAAAATACCATCAAGGGGTTCGGAATATTTCCACACATCCCCTGCGTAGAAAACTTCTGGCGTAAGTATATTTCCGGCAGTGTCTTTCTCATTAAAGGCTGGTTGAGTCTGAGGTGAAGGGAAGTCTGTTTGAGGCCCTGTGTAGTGTGAGAATAATTCCCATTGCTCAAACACTATCTGCAAATTAAACACCTTCTCCTTTGCAGCTAAAAGTTCATCGGCCGTCTCAATCACATCAATTTCTAAAAAATTATCTCCGGCCTCCAATGATTTTGATGCATTTTCCGAGTAAAACAGGCTTTGATCTTTAAAACCATTGGGAACTCGGCTAGGGATGTCGCCTTCGCCAACTATGTTAAAGCCGTCAACTGTATTAAAACCGGTTAGACCTGATGCCCCACCTTCAAATATTGGGGATATAACCTTTTTATAAGATTCCAACGCTCCGTCACCCCTTAATGAATAACCTGCAACTGTTCCACCCGCGGGTGTGGAATGAAAGAATGTCCATCCAGCGCCATTTGCCACGCTATAATCTGCTCTTATTAACACCCTTTTCGACAAAAGTCCGTCAAATAGAGCTTCAATTGCCGGACCTGATGTAAGCCCCGAAGTACCTATCATTGTTATTCTAGCTCTTCCATTCAGTCCGTTATCAAATATCTTAATAGGTCTGGAATCAGTAAAAGAAGGTGTACTACCTATTTGTATATCCCCCCCTGTAGGTACAAATAAATCGACCCATGCGGTACCGTTCCACCAAATTGGTCTTTTTAATGTTGTGTCAAAATGTTCATAACCTACCCTCGACACTACAGGTCTTGTAGTAGTAGGGCCTGATGTTGTCGGATTCCCAACACTTCTGTAATCAGAAGAATCTCCAGTATTAGTCCCTAAATATTCAAAATAACCAATAGATGAAACATGATATATAAATCCTTTTGATTGATTTATCTGTGCCCCATACATTGCCGCCTCTGTAGTGTATGTATTTTGAACAGGTAAATCAGAAACGTCTACATTTATAACAGGAAAAATAGGTGTCTCTTCGTCTAAAACATAAAATGAAGGTGTTATATATTCCCATTCAAGATCTGGAACCGTTAATCCATATGCATAAACATAACTTCCTATTGTTGTTCCATCAGTCAAGGCCTTGACAGCAAGAGTGTAAATTATAAGATTATCATGTACGTCACATTTAGATACTAATTTAGGAAAAGCAGCGTCTATAGATGTTGTGTTATTGGGTCGTATTGTTATATAAGGATTAAGGGTGGATTCAATATTCCTTTTGATTGCTATGCAAAAAACTAAGGTGTCACCAGTGTTATAATTGATGTTAGCATTGAACGTCTTTAAAGATCCGTTTGGTCTGATTCTACCCTCTACTCCGCTTGCATTGTATCGGGTTTTTATTATTTTTTTATTGCTTTCTGCGTTTACTATTGTTCGTGCAATTGATCCGCTATTGAAAAAATCGTAACTTAAGTTTGATGCGAAAAGTGAATTTGGTTTTATATTTTGATTATTATTTCGGTCAAAATGTCGATCAGATAAAAAAGAATTCATGATAGAAAAATCTTCTTTTATATTACCAAAGTAACTATCGTTTATTTTTATTTTAGGGATAGATATATCCGCATAATAGTTTGGTCCCAATTCATAATTGTCCGCACCATTTATAAGTATGCACTGGTCACCTACATTTTTCTCGAAGTAATTGTTTTTTATTTCAATCGAACTTGAAAATGATAAAATCCTAATTGGATTTCGCTGTCCTTCTAGGATATTATCCGAAATGTTTATTGACGTTCCCCTTACGTCTATTACATAAAAACCATCGAATGTATAATTGTTTGATCCCGCTTCATTTAGCAGCATTTTAAACCCGTTCCATTGCCCAACAGTCTGTTTATGGATTTGTTTATTATGCATTACGGATGAATTTTTGCAAACGAATATACCCATTGCATTTGCTGATCCACTACCCACGCCCCTCATCTCAAAGGCTGCATTGAATTTTTGAATAGTTATGTTGTCAAATGTAAAATCCCTCCTAAAACTACCAACACCATCAAGGTTGAAATCAAAACATCTTTCTGCATTAGTTGTGTAGTAATTTAATTTCCCAGTAAAAAACCCATTTATCGGATTTTGATGGGATAATACAACACCGCTGCCAGGATGGTCAATAAATAAAGAAGATGGGTATTCTGAGTCGGTTAGAAAGTTAGGGTATTGGTTATTTATCTTTCCTGTGCCAATAAGTTTAGTGTCCTCTTTTTTTACTATTAACGGTGAAGCCGCCCTGTATGTTCCAGTGGGAAAAGATAGATTACTGAACACTTCCAATATTCCATTCAATATCGGGGCGTCGTCAGTCACACCGTCCCCTTTGACTCCAAACCATTTTACATTGATTTTGCTATTCGCTAAAAATTCTGACCTTACATAATATTTGTTATATTTTTTTATATAGACTACGCCGTCAATATCAGAATCACTTATACCTGTTACTTCCTTGTATTCTATTTTTTCACCTGTATAACGATCCAATATGTTAGATAACACCTCTTTTCCATCACTACCTGTACTTCTTATTAATTCCTGTGCCATGATCTATATATCTGAAATGTTATCATTAAAAATTGGATTTTGGCTATATACATAAGTATCGAGTATAGCTCTTACCTGTTGCTCTGTAAGTGGCGCATTGAACGCTTGACCCGGCTGCGTGGAATAAGCCTGTACAAGAGCGTAAACCCTACTTCCTTCTGGAATATCTTCGAAGTAGTTTAATGTGACGCTTGTGTCTGTGCGTATGGAAATACCATCTACCAAGTGTATCTCATCCTGATTTACGGATAGGTATAACAATTTGGTTATGGGTAAAGGAAAGTTTATCGTTTTCCCTACAAAGTCAGTAATGTATAGTGGTATAGTAGATATATTCGCCCCAAGTATATTGTCGCTGTTTATGTTAAGGGATTCATCAACTGTAAACTGTGTACCTGAAAAATCGCCGACCTCTTGAAGTTCTCCATTGTCCAAGAAAAACTTGAAACCTTCGCCATCAGCCGTTTTTATTCCCGGCAATGTAATGACTTTATCTGTTACGGAACTGTTCCCTGTAACCTCCTGCAACCCGTAATCCGCGGAAATCTTAGTGTAAACATTTGTGTTTAGATAATCCTGATCATTACCGCCTAAATAACGCCCCGTGAACAACGAACCATTTGGTAGCAATGTCTGTATTACATCGTCTACTTCAATCGCATCTTCGTTAAGGTTGTTTAAATCCTTAAAAAGGAACCTTTCACCATTTATAATAAGTTTGGGGTTTATTCCATTGAACAATGACGACAAAGCGACCTGAACCTCTAGGTTTTGGGAAGGTGACCATACAGGTATTGTAGAGCCTGAACCCGGTGATTCAGAAGGTGTAAGCTCCTTTATTTTTTTTACGGAGTTCCTAAATTCTACAAGATCCCTATATACTTGGTTTAATGTCATATTATTTTTGTATATAATTTTTCAAAGATACCCATTTTTAACAACTTATTAGGTGTGTTTTTGTACATTTGAACTATGATTGCGGTTTTTATAATTTTCTACTTTTTATTGTCTTTTCTTAATAACCGCATATCAAAAAAAGATATTGCGATTCAAAATAGGCTTATATCCAATATCAAAAACGAAAAGGAATTAAAACGCCTTTTAAACGATCACGATATTACAACCGGATAAAAATCGTCCTGATTGAATATACCCTCATCCATATTATAGGTAAGTGTTTTTCTTGCCACTGTTAGGTTTACCGATAATACCGCTAAATTACCCATCATTTCAAGTTCCGCACCTTCCTCGTTTACATATTGCTGACCGTCTATATCTATAAGCGTACTCACGTTAAAGCATTCGGCCAGTCCGTCCGCTATCATTTTCGGCATCGGCATAGTAAGCATCTTGTACACCCGTTTTGCCCTGTAATCCTTTTTATCTATGCGGTCGTCACTTATCAAAATATCTATTTCGGCAAATGGAACGGGGTCCAAATACTTCTGATAGGGAACGTAACGTTGGTGAACTATTCCCCATTGATAATGAATATCATTGTTCTCGTAGTTCCTGTCAGAACCGTATATCATTTTATGATAGTTAAGGCTGTTTATATTGTCAACCACCTTTATACGCTCACTTACCCATGTAACATCGGTGCCGCCAACCCTTATGTAAAAGTCATCCACCAGAAGGTCTTCCGCATTTACCTCGACCTCGAAAACATCATAGTCATAAATATTGCTTATGTTCTTGATCTTTACACCATCCAAGGTAATGGTCTGGTTCAGGTTCAATATAGCGAACTCAATGCCGTTCAATGTGAATATACTTGTTATGACAGCCTGCCCCAGACCGTCTATAAATAAGGTCATTCCGCGTTCGTAGTCCGGTGGCAATACGTGGTCATAATCATGTGTATCGATTACGTCGCCCTCTTCGTTATAAACATTTCCGGGCGTAAAGAAAATACCCAATCTTCTTTCGGCTGCCTGATACCTAACATTGCCCTGTAAGATAGTGGCGTTGTTTATAAAATTGCTTTTCTTCTCAAAATAAAGTTCTTGAAGGTTTTCTGATGTGTCGCAAGGGACAAGTGTTGCGAAATTATCGGATAGGCTTGATCTGAACTGTATCTTGTATTTTTCGTTGTACGCTATTGGATGGTAAAACTCCGTAGCCATTGATAAAGGCATTTCATTGGTAAGCATCTCGAATTGATTTGCATTGACCTGATTGCCCCTTGTGCGGTCAACAAACCTAAAATCGTTTATCGCGGGTACATCGAAATAGGGCGCTGCAAAATTTACCGTTCCTTCTGGAACCTCAACAACCCTGAAAAATCGTAATTGTACTGCCCCGTATTGATCTTTTATGTACGCGTTTCTTCCGGCCGGCGTAAGTCCTGTGAATATATTTGAAGATTGGTATTCGTCTCCAATGCTATAAGTAAATTTTAATAAAGGGTTTGATGTAGTGGGTATTATCTTGGCAATACTGCCTTCCACAATAACATCCGCCACGCCAAAGTTGGGGGGTGTTTTAAACGATTGTTCGTTTACTATACCATCATGGGTAACCCTTGCTTTTATGCTCTTATCCCGCCTTACCCTTCTTATAAGTGTAGTGGTATTTACCTCGGGTCCACCAACGGAAACACTATCTTCAAACAGATATATTTGATCGACCGATTTAGAAGCGGTGACCGTTACCTTTACATAACTTTTTGGCTCTTGGTCATCTTCTGAAAAAGACAGTGTGAACGGTATGGGTTTAGGTTTTACAATATTCCTTACCGTTAGGGATATTACGCTTGATGTTGTCGTTGCCCCGTTAAAAAAGTCGTCATTTGGGTGCTGAATTATTAATTTAGCTGCTGCACTTTCCCTTTGCTGGGTAAACACGCCCGCGCCGTTTGCATCAAAATCTACCCTAAATGCATCGTATAGGTATTTTGACTGGAAAGTCAGAATATCAAACCCAGGCGTTCCTGTTGTGACCTCACCGTATTTGCTTCGCGTGGTAACAAAGCGCAAGTTTATATTTGGCGCTAAATTAAGCGTCTGGTTTACCGAAGGTACTCCCGTAAATTTTATCTCAATCTCGCTAGCCATTGCTTATTTTTCTTAGTTCGTATTTTATTGAATCCCCAAATTCCATTTTATAGATATATCCCTGTTCCGATTGCCCGTCTTCGTTAATGTAATCTATAGTCCTGTAACGGTTGTTTATTTTCCTTACAGCCTCGTAAATGGAATCTTCAAGATTTGATTCAAAGATAACCTTCATTTCCGAAAACAAAGCAGGTTGCATCTGATCAATTCGCCTGTTTAGTTTTTCGGGTGTTATTATCCCGTCTATGGAAGTGACCAAATTCGGGTTCCCGTTTGTGCTGGCATACCTTAACATCTGTTTTCCGTAAAAATCCCTATCCATTCCAGATTTGAATATGGGCGCATGCCTTAAAACGCAGTTTGCAGGGCTTAACCTATTGTTATAGGTTGTATCTGCTGAATATACGCCCGATACGCTGTCAAAATCCCTTTCGTTTGCCCTGGGAACGAATACGGAGGCCTGCGCGTCCGCATCCAACATAAAAACATCTTTATCGTATTTGCTGTCACGTTCTGGAAAATCTGCATATTGTATCCTTCTCTGGGTTTCGATCTCGTTAACATCGCACCTATATTCGGTCGTTGCTTCATACGTATTTTCAACCCTGTCTATGGGCAATGTATAGGTATTTACCGTATGGGTAGCCTGTAGCCCGTTAACACCGTCCACATCACCGCTATTGCTGTAACCTATCTTTATGGATGAATATACCCATTCAGGGTTTACCTCATTCTCAATATTCGATACACGCCCCAATTTTACAACGGTGTTATCCCTGAAAAAGTGGTCTATTTTATTGAGCGTTACAATATTTTTTCCATCCCTAAAAATCACATCGTAGGCAACTGGTAAAATGGTATTTATTGCGTTATAAAAATCTTCAAAGGAGGTTGTAAGTACAGGTATTTCTGTATCCACTCCATTATCGTCTTTTCTTTTTACGTTCCTTATTGATTCGCCCGAAGTCATTAATAGAAACCTGAATCCATCCTCTTCAAAAACATCGCTTTCAAATTCAGCTTTTGAATCCATTATCTTAACCAAACGTGAACCCACTTCCCTAGCGGTTACCGCCATGCATGCCGTTGTTTTAAAACTGCTGTCCTCTGTCACCTCAAAACCGCAATCGTCCCACAAGATGCTTGATCTACCACCTGCGACCACCGAAACCACTAGAGCAAGGCTTTCATCTGTTTTTAGGTCAATGTTTTTCTGATTGAAACTGAATGTAAACTTTCGATTGGTAAAATTGGTCTTTGTATAAAGACGTTCTTTGCTCAATAATGGATAGCTGCCATTTTCTGAATAACCGTACTTAACCAGGTCAATTGCAAATGAATCTGCGCTTCTGGCGGGTATCATGGTTCCCGATAACGTGCCGTTCAATATTATGGAATGCGGTCTGTCCGCTCGCAAATAGAACATGTTACCGGCGCGACCGTTGCCTATTGATTGGTTACCTTCATCCATTGCGGATTGGTAGGGTTGTACAAGGTTTTCAGGATCTGAATTGAATTCTATTTTCAGTTCAACCGCCTCCGATTCAAAATTGTTTCGGTTTGAATTGTCGAAATTCATCTTATCACCGTCCGACATAAAAAACCTTGACCTTAGAAAGAGGTTCACACCGCCCGTCACCATCTTGCGGTAATTAATAGGCACTAACGGATTACCGTCTATATCATCGAGCCTGTCAATCTCAAAATCCTCCTTCATGTAGTTATCGAACTTCTCCGAAAAGCTGTTTTCAAGATAATCCGTTGTTGCCGTTGTCTTTGTGTACTTGAAGAACGATAGGTCTAAGGAGCCCTCATCTATTGTAGTCCATATATCCGTATATGGATCGCGTTTCTGCCTTACCATCGTGCATCTTGCATTAACGCCCTCCAATAAAAAAAGGTTCAATAAATAAAACCTTGCTTCAAACGTAAATTCTAGGTTCTGTGTAATACTGGTAAATATACCATGGCTCTTTTTGCTTCTGGCCAATGTAGTTTCCAGTTTGTTGTAACCAATAGGATCATGGTCAAAGGTTTTGGGGCCTAAGATTGAATTGAACGTTATACGGTTACGGTTATTGAGCATTATCTATTTATTTTTTTTTCAAGTCTCATTGCGCTGGCAAATGATTTACCCATATCGGGAACCCTTACCCTACTTGCGTATATTGCGCGTATAACATCCTTATTGCTTGATTGGGTTGCTGCATTACTGGCTTTTACCTCATCGATAAGTGCGCGGTCAAATTGGTGTTTAGCCTCTGCCATGTTCATTTTACCGTGCTGATCTGCCAAACTCATGTTTATACTGGCGTTTATAAGGTCGTTGTAATCCATCCCGCGCGGTGCCGTTCCCGCTTTATATACCTTATCGCCTTTGTTTAGATTGGTCATTACATTTCGCCCTTCGGAATATTCAACTTTACCATTGTTCCTTTGCACTATTTCCTTGAATTTAGCGCCTTTTGCATCGTTTATCATTACCGTTCCCTCACGTTTTCCGCTTAGGTCACCGTCTTTAAGTGCTGGTATTGGCGTAGATGCTATAAAAGCTACTTGAGCAGCACCCAATACACCTGCGATTATCGATAGGGCTAGGTTTGGCAATGCCTGTACCACTGCGGCTGCCGTGTTTATCACAGCCTGAAATATAGCGACTTTTTTGTCGTTTTCTGCCTTTTTCTTCTTTAATTCACGCTCTTTACGATCGTATTCATCGTTTATGGCTTCGCGTTGTTCAAGTGTTAACGTCTCTATTGCCAGCTTTTCTTCTTTCTCATCCGCAAGCGCGTTAAGATCGTTGTCTATCCTTGCGTTCTGTGCGTCTCCCAATGCCGAAAGTGCGCCCGTTGCTATACTTGCAAAAGCCCTGGCGGCGTCACCGGCACTTTCAAAACCCTGTTCTATACCTATAGCAAGGTCGGCAATCGCATCGCTCGGAATACCGAAAACATCACCCAATTGAGAGAATACCTCCCTGAATTTTTCGGCTTCCTGTTGTGCTATCTCACTGCGTGCGTCCGATTCTTTTTTACTGTCTTCGGTGCGTTTAGCCTGTTGGTCACGTAGTCCATCGGTAACCTTTTTGGCACTTTCTAAGATACGGTCATTTATGTCCTCATCGGTAGATCCGAAATCAAAACCCTCACCGCCTACTGCTTTAAGTTTTCCTATTCCCTCAAAGGCTATTTTAAGGTTGTTCAATCCCTGTTCCGCGTCTTCTATTTGGCGCGTGTAATTGCCCCACTCTTGATTTGTTGTGGCCGTTTCGTCGCGTTGTTTCCTTAGCGCGGAAATGGATTCTTCCATTGCGGCAATACTTCCACTTATAAGGGTAGTTACCTTTTCTTTTGCAGTAGCTGATTTTTGTTCCGATTCTGTTAGCTCATCAACCGCGACCGCTGTTTCTTTGACCGTATTTGCTGTTTCTTTATTTCCTTTGTTATAAAACCCGATCTCTTCACCTGCCGCCTTCGCTATGCCGCGCTGTATGGAAATGGCTTCATTAAGTTTTTCTATTCGCTCCTTGGCCGATTTTATCTCTTTTGATTCATCGGTACTTAGAAAACTTAATCCCAATACGTTGTTTATCCCGGAAGCCGCCTTACTTACGGAACTTAAACCATCTTCCAGCGTTTTGCTCCTGTCTTCCAAAGCTTTCTTTTCGCGCTCATAACTGCCTATTCTTTCTGTGGATTTACTGAATTCTATCTCTGCGTATTTGCGCGCATCCTCGCCCAGTCCTTTATATCTTTTCGATTGTGTATCGTATGATTTTTGGCTTATGGTTTCGCCTGCCTCGGCATCGGTCATATTGAATTTAGCGAGTGCGTTAAGACCTTTGGTTATGCCATCGAGAAAACCGTTAAAGAATTTCGATACGGGGCCGCTTCCATTTTCGACTCCTAATATAAGGTTGGTAAAAGCAGTGTTCATTGCCTTTATCCTATTTTCGATCTTGCTTGACGCGGTTTCAAATTCGTTGTCCAAAGACTGGCTGGCAGTTTCCACATCTTTCATTGCGCGCGCCAAAGTGTCATAACCCGCAGATGCCAAAGAACCTATTACCCTTTGATCCCTTACAGCTGTTATTCCTAACTTTTCCAATTGTCCATTAACCGAACCTCCGCTCTTATCTACCTCGTTTAAGGATTTAACCAATAACGTGAATACACTTCCGGCATCCTGATTGAATTGTTCCTTTAACTCGCTTACGGTTTTACCCGTAAGTTTGGCTATATTATCGATTCCTTTGCCCGTGCGTATCGCTTTTTCAAGAAGGCCCAAAGTCCTACCTATTGTCGAACCTGTGATCTCGCTTTCAATCCCCACCGCTTTGGTTGCGGTTGCGTAAGCCAATACAGTTTGCCTGCCCAACTTATATATACCCGTGTTTTGAGCAATAGCCGTAGCATTGCCCAATATCTCGCTTTCGGTTGCGGCAAAGTTGTTACCCAATTGTACAATTTCGTCTCCAAAATCTGCCACGTTCTCAACTCCACCATCAACCAACGTAAGCAGTCGCGCTATGGATGCCCCACCCGCTTCTCCTGCAATATCCGAAGCCGTTTCAAGTTTTGCCAATGTTTCTGTAAAGGCAAGTATATTGCTTGATCCCTTAACGCCCAATTGACCCGCGACCGTTGCGTATTCAAGCAATTGCGAAGGGTCTAATATTTTTAATTTAGTGGATAGTTTAACGATGTCATCGCCCAACGCCTGAATATCGGCACCGGACAATCCCGTTGTTTTCTGTACGTTCTTTAATCCCGAATCAAATTCAACGACCGCATTGAATGCGCTCTTTATGGCGCTTGCGAAAAGATAAACCCCAGACGTAAGCCCTAACGCCCCTGCGAAGTTTTTAACCCCTATGCTTGCCCCGTTAAGCGCGTTCTTATAGTTACCTACGCTTCTATAATTACGGCCTACATTTGCATCAACATCCTTTAGTGCATTGTCAAGTTTCTGCGCCTGTTTCTGAACATCGCGCATCTCTTTTGCTTCCGCGCGGCTAAGGTCATTGCTTACCTTTTTGCGCGTTGCTAGTTCCTGATAACGTTTTACAAGTATGTTAAGGTTTACGGATTGTTTCTGGTATTCCGTGGATAGTTTGGAGGTTAAAACAGCGTTCTGTCTTTCCTCTTTATTCAATTGGTTCGTTTCAAACCTTGTTTTCTGTAGTGATTGGTTTGTTTTTGAAGTTGCCTGGTTATATTTTGCGGTTGCCGCGTTAAGTGCTTTTTGAAGTCTTTCAGATTCCTTTACCTCCGCATTTACCTGACCTTGGTACTGCGCATTCTTTTTCAGCCGGTCGTTAAGATCCTTTGGCATAGCGCTGTTAAAATCCTGCCCACCCGTCTTTGCCGCGTTCCTGCTTACACTCAATATCGCCTCATCAATAGAGCGCCATTTCGCCTCCATTTTATCAATGGCCGCGTTCGCTTTGTCAAGACTTGATTGATATTGATTTTCGGCCATTTTAGTTATTTATCGCATCTTCGATTATTGCCACCCATTCCTTAACGGCTGTTTCCTTTAGGTTTATCGGCATTTTTATTATCCTTTGTATCTTGACCTTCATGGTAATGGTATCCATTTCCTTACCATTGCCCTTCTCGAAATCCTTCTTTTCGGTTTCCTTAATTTTAAGCTTCATCTGAATGGCCTTTATCTGCGCGCGCATCCTCTCAAGTTCGTGGTCAAGCCCTTTATTGATATTCAGGTAAAACCTCCATTCTTTCAGTTGATCGTTATATTGTTTCTGCATAACCGAACTCATTCTTTCCCACCGTATGGCAATTTGGTAAAGCAATGATGACGCAATGGTTATACGTGTGCTCATATCGCTTATATCGGCCAATAATTCAAAGTACTGCAAGCTTCGGTTGTTCTTTGTCAGGTTTGCATATTCATTTATAATATCGAACCATACTCCCTCTACCTCTTTGGGAACATCAACGTCGCCCCAACCATCATAACCGTAAACAAGCCATTCATAACCGCCCCCCTTTCTTATCTTGTCAAAGTTGAACATTGGCAATTGCTCACAGTTTGCGTAAAGTCTTGTCATAGTTCCAAATTCAAAAGTATGTAGGCGTAAAGTTCCGGTTCCAGATAGGCGGTTAATATCTCATCTTCATCTGTGGGATTATTCCCGAATATATCCGACCCGTATTGATCCATCAACATTCCGCGCTTATAGTCCCTACTATCGATCTGCCATTTACCGTTTTCTATCTCAACAAAAAAAGCGTCTTTAAAATCTCCGGTATCTTCAAGTGTGATATGGTCATAACGTTGCCCTTTTGCCTTCTTTATCTGTACGGTCGTTGGGGAGTAATCACCTAAATAAGCACCCACCGCATCCACGCCCTCGCTTAACATTTGCGTATTTAAATCAATTATGATGTTATCGTTTTGCCTTAACACCTTTACCGCCACCGTTGGCAGTTCGTTCTTTATCTTGTCCAGATTGTAGAAAACAGATGTTAGCATTCCCGATACCATAATCTTTATTTTGAGCCGTTACAGGGAGTCGAACCATGTAACGGCATTAAACCCCCTATAAGGAGGTCAATTGTTTAAGCCGAAGCCTTTGCTTTAAGAAGGTTCGATTTGTAGTAGTCCCCATCGGGTCCAATAATTACCGAATTAAGCGCTTCAAAAAGTTTTACGGTCACATCTGCACCAGCGGTAACGGATGGAACGGTAAGTACAAACGTCCCTTCTTTTACCGTGTCGGTTCCCGCTGTGGTGTTTACAGGTGATGTCTTGAATGATGCAAAGTCAACGCCTGTAAAGGCAACCGATCTATCCTGAGCAAGTGTGGCCTTAACCGTAAGGACAACGTCCCCCGCTTTTGGCACATTTACAAACTCAAGGTTGATCTGGGTAACCCCCAGTTGCTTTCTAGCCGTGGAATCCACAATGTATGCATAGTCCTGATCAAATTCAGGTCTATCCAAAAACTGGAAACTAAGGCTTTCTTTTTGCCCTTCCGAGTTTGTGCCCACCTGTAATTTACCGGGCTGTATCATACCGGTCGTAAAACCCGTAAAGCCTCCCAAAGTTGTTTTGGTTCCCCAAATACCGCTTCCATCCACTATAATGATGTTCCAGTTACGGAATCCTTTAATGGAATGCAGAGCGCGGTTAAAGTACGTACCATTGGTAAACGTTGCGGTAAATTGATATTTACCTTCGTTGGTAACGATTTGTGTATCGTCAGCCAAAGTTTCAATTGCGTCATCGCTACCTCCCGATTCAAAGGTGTTTACGCCACGTAGGATTACTAGTTTACTGGCTTTTATCAGTCGGTCTTTTTCCGTCTGGAAATCGGCACCCGCGGTGAACGCTTCACCTGGCGCAATAGCCCATATAGCTTTTGCGGCTTTCATCTGTGCCACGCAACCTTTGGAAATTTCCGTTCCAAGTAGGTTTTCTAGGTTGCACAGGCCTGCATTGATCAATTCTTTAGTTGTTGCCATTATTTAATGATTTTAAGGTCGCGGTAACTGATCACTTCCTCATCGGTAAGTGCAAGCCTGTCGCCCTGGTTAATTTTTATACGTGCGGAACCGTCCTTATTGCTTCCCATTCTTTCGCTTTTAAGGGCTTCATGGTAGCTTTTTTCAGGGGTTTCCTCCTTTTTTTTAGTTTCTATTGCCATTGTATGTTATTTAAACAGTTATCATTTATCGATAAGTCCACCTCCAAAAGGATTACGTCCCATTTGGCTATTGCATAGTTTTCACCTGTTTTATCCGAATAATTGGGGATACGCTGTAGTTTATACCCGTTGTTCAATCTACTTATAGATGAAGTGTCGAATATTTCGATCATATAGTCAGCTAAAGGGTTAAGAACATTACGGTAACTGTCCAACATGCGCTGGGTGTTTATCTTATCCGTTATTTCCTCTTGACAGGCTATTATGAACTTACAATTGCGTCTCGTTTCCTTAAAGTTGCCCTTACTTGTTTCCTGACCTGTTGTTAAAAAAACAAATGGGTAGGGCTGATCGGATAAGGTAAGGTAAAGGTTCACATCCTTCGATCCGTTGCCCCAATAGAAATGCGTTTTAAACGTCTCTATCAAAGGAACCTGCCCGATAAGCTGTTCTATCCTTTCCTCAAAAACTATCATATTCCAAAGGTATTTACGTTATCCATTGGCGTGAAAACCGCGTCCGGATAATCGTTTTTGTTGTCCCTTAAAAACTGGTATAGTGTCCTTATGCTTCTGTCCGTACCGTAGTAATCAAGATACTGACCAGCCCATGCCTGCCTTACGACCGGTAAATGGTTCTCGCCCTGGTATCTTTCAAAGAACTCACGGTATGCGTATGTTATCCTTTTGAGCGGTGCTACTGCCTTGCTGTTATTGGCTTCGGGCTTTTGTGTGCCCAACGCGGTTAGCTCATCCCTATGCTGTCTTACGTACTTTGAATATATGTAATAGGCAATAAAGGAATCCTTGGCCTGTAATCCGTTCCATATGACGTCTTTGTTTCCTACGGTATAGGTTGCGCCCTGTAACAATGTATTAATGGCGCTATCGGAAGTATCATTTTCCTGAATCGCGTCCTTTAACCTGTTGTACAGGGCAACCCCCAAACCAAATATCAATACCTCGCGCTCGTAGCGTTCAATGAACTCATTAAGGTATGCCGTCCTATCCACACCGTTGGGCGCGTTTTTGGAGTTTGGCAACCTTAACTCACCTTGTTGAAAATCTTCGAGCTTGAATATCATTTGACTATACCTTTGTTTCTTAGCAGAATGGCAACGTTAGGGTGCACCATTCGCTCGTCGTTCTTGATAAAAGTGCCGTGCTTTCTCAAATAGGTCACCTCTTCGAACTTAACATCTAGTGCTAAATCCTTGTAGGCTTCTTTCTTTGGTGCATCGTCACTCTTTTTAGATTGCTTTGCCATTATACAGCTGAATCAAGTGCGGATTTCACATCTGCAAAGGCGCCTTTGATTATACCTCGCTTATCATTGTCGGTAATGTAAAGGTGCAGACGGCTCTCCCCGATCATGGTAACCATGTTACGTGAAAAGTCATCGTTCTCCCATCCGATACGAACGGTATATCCCCAAACATCGCGCAATTGCAATAGTCGCATATCACCGATAACAAAAGTACCTGCGGCAATTGCCGGCTGTGATACGATCTGTACGCCCTTTACGGTCGTACCGTCCTCGCTGATAAATGGAGGTAGCAAATAACGACCTTCACTATCTTTTGTAAGTTCCATTTGAAGTACATCAATTGGGTTTACAAATACAACGTTCGGCATGAAAGTACCCTCACTTTGCACAACGATAGCAGTGTACATAGCTGCAAGAACATCATAGTTGTTCGGTTCTCCAGCTGCGCCTGGAGCTGGCATAGAACCAGCAATGCTTCCCAACATTGTAGGGTTGAAAGGAGTTGCAATGGTATTGATACCTTTAAGGTTCTGACCTGTGCCGTCACCGTTAAGGATATTTGCCTGACGAGCAATATCATGCTTACGTTTCAGCGTGTTTTCCATTGCGCCAAGCAACCATCCAAAATCGGATATAGCCTCTTCTGATGCCTTCATACGTCCGGCTACTTTTTTAGCTGGGGAGTATTCAACATTGAAGTCTGCATCGATCAAAGGTTTAAGACCACCTTCAGCAACCATGTCAGCGTCACCTTCTCCCGCGCTCTCATTTACATAGGGCAAAGATGGAAGGTTGGTAGTTCCTCGATCCAAATAATTCTCTACAAATACTTGCTGACGAATATATGGAGAATAACCCGTCGCAATTGAACCCGCGTAATTTGTTGGGGTTGCTGCAGTCGTAATATTCACGGTTGTAACCGCTGCCGGCGCTTTGATCTCAATATCAAAGTAACCGCCTTTTTTACGATCTGCCATAAACCCTTTAAGTTCCTCGTGCTTTTCGGCAAGGGCTGACTTAGCGGCTTCATGGAAATTGATCACTTTGGATTCAGTTCCTTTTTCCTGCAATGTTTTGATCTCTGCATTAGCATCCTTCAAATCCTCTACAAGTTTAGAAACCTCATCCTTAGTGGCTGTTTTTTGTGCGTTTTCGCCAATGGCTTTTTCCAAACCTTCCAGTTTGTCGCTTACTGATTTTAATTCTGCTGGGGTAGCGGTCTCTTTATTTTTTACCGTTTCCAGTTCTGTTTTGAGATCGGCAAACTTTTCGTTTATTTCGCCTGCCATCTCTTCTGGTGTTTTTGCCATGATTAGATATTTATATTCTTTAAAAAATCGGCAAGCGAAGTGTCTATGACGGGTTCGCTCTTATCTTGGGTATCTTTCGACGATCCAATATTGTTAGGGGTCGCGTCGTTACTGCCAAACAGTACCGCGCTACCTTCCATGTGTATCTTTAATTCTTTAACGGCAAAGAAATAATCTATTCCATCAAAGTTATCTTTGTTCGCTATTTTAGGGTAAACCTCTAAATATGTAGCGTATTCGTCCTTAAATTCGGGATCTTGACTGTTCACCGCCATCGCAAGGTCTACATACATCATACGTATGGAGTTCTGTAAATCGTTTCCTTTACTCACCATACCCATAAACTTATCATGTATGATGTTGGTCTTTGCGATTTTGAATATCATTGCTTCGGTCGTGCCCTTGTAATTGCGGCCCAAATCTGACCAATCGCACGTCTCAAGAAGTATCTCTACATCTTTTGGCATTGCTATCACACTATCAACTTCAAGTTTGTGATCTGCCACATAATACACCTTACCGCTCTGATTTTTTGCGGTTCGGTTCATTGAGCCATCCAAATGAACGTCTCCATGACTATCAAGATAGTTTGTGTTTGATATTACGGGATAAATATAGTCGTCATCCAGGTTGGGTATCGCCTTTACCGTATGGCTTCGCATATCCATGAAACCTATAACGGATTTATTGTCCTTTGTCTTAACCTCGGACTTCTTATTCGCTATAATGGTCTTTTTGTTTTCGCGCAATGCCCTGAACAAAAGTTCCTTTGTCTCAAATTCCCTGTTTAATTCCGCACATTTTATCATTTCAGAATGGCTTTACCGCCTTTAAGGGCGTTTATTTTTTCCTGGATAACCTCTTTTTGGCTTTCCGTTTTTGCTGTTTCTTTTAGCTTTTCCAATTTCTTTATAACTGCCTTATCCATTGTTCATTTCTTTTAGTCCGACCTTTAACATTGCCTGTTCGCTTGTCATTCCTATATCCATCAAAAGCTTCGCTGTTTCTGCTTTTTTTTTAAGCCTATCATCCATCAAATCGTTAACCGCTTGCATTATGGATAAATGGCCGTACGTGAGTTCTATTCTTTTACCTGCTTTTGGATAGTCGAAGTAGTTGTTCCATGTGCCGGCAAAGTCCGAAGCTTCAAATTCAATGCTGTTCTGCATCCATTGAAGCAATCCCTGATTTTTATTATCATAGGTGCTGGCACCATTAACCGACCAATCCAACACATCGCGATTGATACCGTATGCAGTGGCTATTTTTAGAAGGTCTGAATTGGTACCCTCGTCATACATAAGCTTAGCCATGTTATTGGATAGGGAATGCACGTTAAGATTGCTCTCACTTGCCATTATATCCTTTTTCATGAAGTTGCGCTCAATGTCGTTCTTTTCGTCCGGCATTAGGCCGTCCTTCATGGTTTCGCCTGTTATACCGCTGGATATAATATGCTTTGCACTTAGTTTAAGGTTGATGTTTTTAGCCTTCTGTGCCTCACGAATATTCATGAGCGGCTGGATTAGAGAATCAATACGACTTGGGGATCTGAATCTGCTCTTTGGCTCTAGGCCGTTCGTTACATCGTAAAAGAAAAGGAGTTCACTGATGGGTATATCGATCTCGTTTTCCCCCATCTTGTATTTGATGGAACGATCTTTTACCTTATCCTTTTCCGTTTTGGAAAATACAAAGTTCTCGAACTTATTGATGCCGTTGTAATCTATTTGTGAAGGTATAAGGTTCTCGAGTGAGAACACTTTATCTATATCGTTGGGTTTACTGGAAATAACGCGTGTAATGTTATTACCTGTCCCCTTAAAAAATTCATGTGAGTATAGAAAATCCTGTTGTGATTGTGAGAAATTAGGCTTTGCCATCAACTTTAAAAACGGATCGTTGGGCAATTCCTTTCCGGTTGCAATATCCACAACGCGAATACGCGCCCTACTGAACATAGTGGCGCGTATATTTAATACCGAAAAAAGTGCTGTATTGGTAAGGGCTTCCTCTAAATGACCCTTTATAGATCCAAAACTGTCGCCGGAAGACATGTATTCCCAACCCCCATTAGAGTTACGGGTTACCGATATATTCGGTCTGTTGAAAAAATTATCGAAAAATCCTATTTCATGTCGTGGACGGTCGCCTTCGTGTATAGTGATTTATGTACTACCTTATCGGCTTTACCCTGTTTAACAACGGTATAGTGCTGGCATTTGCAGTAAACATCGCCCTCCAGGTTTTCCCCTAAATAACGATTGCAATTCCCACATCTTGATTCGCCCATAAGTAAATACTACATGATATGCAAACTTATACAAAAAAAACGTCATAACATAACGTAATTAAGTAAAAGTTAAAAAAGACTTTCCAATGAGACTCGAACTCATATTTTTTGGGTCGTAACCAAAGGTTTTATCCAATTAAACTACAGAAAGGATGTGTGCCCCTTAAAAGATTCGAACTTTTAATCCATAAAGGCAATGGATTTTAAGTCCATCGTGTATATCCATTTCCACCAAAGGGGCAATCGTACAGGAGGTGGGAATCGAACCCACAAAACCCTAGGGTCTAAGCCTAGATACTCTACCATTCGCTTTTACGTCACTCCTGCATTATGGGTGTTAATTGAGAATCGAACTCAAACCTGTGGATTCACAGTCCACCATACTAACCTGTTATACGAAAAACACCATTTTGTTGAGACACTAGGATTTGAACCTAGACTTTCCCGATTCAAAGTCGGGCGTATTAACCAATTATACTATGTCTCAATAAAAAGCATACTATCTCCCGGTATGCAAGCGGATTTGAAAGCGAAGTTATCTATCTTTCAGGCGTCTAAGTGGTAGGGTTCGAACCTACAATAACCCCGATTCCAAGTCGGGTAACCACACCTATGGATCGCACCTAGAAATAAAAAAGCCCACTCTTTCGGAATGGGCTTTAAGTATATTTATTACACACAAAGTCATTCCTCAAAGATTATTTGCGGCTGAAGTTGACGTAAATGATTTTTTATAAATTTCATAATTCAAATATACAACTTATTTATTTAAATCAAATAAGAAATAAGCAAAGCCAGTGCAATAAAAATCACAAAATTACCAGGCTCTTCGTTTTTAAAGAATTTACGGTATACTATAATCCCTAGTATAATAAGGAACATAACAACCTCAATAGACTTTATAATCAAATCAAATGTTTCCATATCTGTATATTAAACTTATCAAAGTACCTATTCCCACAAAGATAAGTATAATATCCAGTAGGTTTAGTTCTAATTCCGTTGTTGTTTGGTTTGATTCTGTTTTCTTATTTAGTTTCATTTATTTTATTTGAAGAATCTATTGAGTAAAGGTATCTTTTGTATTTACGCTTTACTTTATTGGCAAAGTATCTACCCATTAAGTCTTGAATAAAAACATTACTAACGTAACTAGCAAGCCAATGTGCTCTCACTTCATAATCTAAAATATCCATTCTATCTATTGCTTTTTTCATCGTGTTTTGTTTTAAGATTCATCTTTTTCCCAGAAACCTGATACTTCCCTTTTGGGAGTTAATATTGATTCGGGATTATATTCAATGGTTACCCTCATTGTAGTATCGGGATTCTCTTTGGCGTAATCTTCTTTTACAAAACGCCCGGTTATTGCTGATCTGTATCGGTGTGTTTTCATTTATACTATTTCTTTACTGTTATCCTCATCCAAAACCCTTTTAATAGGTGTTTCATAAACCTTCAAACCTATTATTGTGTTTCCGTCATTATTCAATGATATATTGGTAACAACCTCAGAAGGTTTATTGCTTTCTTGTACTATACCTATCCATTTATGATCTTCTCCAATAAAACTTCCATTATCCATTTTAAATCCAGCATTGTGAAAAGCCTTAGTTAAAACATTATAAAGGGTTGTTTCTTCCAGTTGACCTTGGGCATTTTTAAAATATAGTTCCATGTTTTTTATTATTTTATCTCGCAGCATTTACATTTATCGTTATTAATAAAGCAATCGCATTGCCTTGTTTCGGTGTATTCTTTGGGTTGGTCTTTCATAACCTATAAGTTAACTGTTAGTTCTTCGCCTTTTAGAATCCTGTAAAGATTTTGTAATTCATGTAATTCAAAAACACGTCGAGGAATTGAAATAATATCATGATCTTGGCTTATCATTGCGTAATACTCTCCTTTACCTTTATCATTACAAATACTCAATTGCAATAAAGTATGCTCATTTAATTTTATTATTAAACCCATCGATTTTTTCTCAAACCCACACTTCAATAGTATATCTTCGGTTAATGGGATTGGTAAAACACAATATATTGGTATCTCTCCAATTTCTTTGCTGAATATTTCAGTTTCCGATATTGATTCTATTTGTGTTACTTCCCCAAATTGATCGGTAACATAATTTAAACGTCTAAATTCTGTACTTTTCATATACCTGCTATTTTAGCCCCGTAAGGCGTTAGGTTGATGTTTAGTTGTACTAGGTCGGAAATTGAAATTAAATTGATTTCTCCAGATAAATATAACCCTCCCCATTGTTTGTAAATATCGATAGAACTATTTGAAAATACATGAGTATAATTACCTCCTGAGTTTCTTAATTCTTTATTATATTCAAACCCCTCAAACATTACTTTGCTTAGGTGGTCTTGGTAGGTTTCTGAATACATTTCTACACCTCCAATTTGATCATCCGGCTTTTCTAATATATTCCCGTCTAAATCACAAGGCACGAAACGGTTTAAAAAATGATATTCTCTTTCTCCTTCCCTGTAGTTGCTCAATAGGTCAGTTTCTAGAAAAGCATTCAGTTTAAGTATTCCCCTTATAAATTCGGATGGTGTTTTCTTTAACCGCTCAACCCTTTCACTCAATGATACTAGCTTATTCATTTTCTTGTTTTTTGTTTCCACAAATATAACCTAAATAATCTTAATTACGTTAGATTATTTTTTAATTATTTTAAAACCAGTTTGTCCATTAGGCACGTTAAATCCTATGCCGATATATATTGCGTAGAACCCCCAACAAAAGCCTATACCAAATATCTTCAATGATTTATTTACGTGAACAGAAAACAAATAAGGCGTTATAGCAAAGTCCTCATTATTGGTTCTTGTGTCTTGAAATCCAGAAACTATATTAGCTTTCATAATAATTCAAGTTTTTTAGAAACCCATTTAAAAAATTCCGTTCTGCTTATTTCCCTTTCAAGCTTCAAAGCGGCCAATCTTAAGGAAAGACCGGCACCGTATGTAGTGCCGGATCTTATTGATTGCCTTTCGTGTTGATTGTAAATTGGGCGTTTCATTTTTCAGCCGCTTTATATATGTCGTACAAAGGTTTACCCCCTATGATAATTTTATCATTATTGTAATTTACTGTTATTTCAGATATTCCAATTTCTTTCATTTTCCTTAAAATTTTCTTGGAAATTTTCCTGCATCCATAATTTATATGG